AGGACGGTGACGAAGTCTATGTCGGTGAAGGTCGTTGGTTGACACTGTATATTGAAAGTTGGGCTACGCCAGCCTATGTAAACAATGGAACCTACCGCCGCAAGATCACAAAGTGTGATCTTAAAGAAAAGGTCGCAGATTGCGACCTTAAAGAAGAAGCTTGTGATTCCAATTCGGAACAACAAGACATGGGTGAATGCAAGTGTGGTCGCCGCTACATTTACCATTGGCTTTACGGCTGGATCTGCGAAGACTGTGAACTCAAGTACAACGAACCATACTAATGAAACCAATTAAGATCACAGTCGAAGGGCCGAAAGAAAAGTCACTACAAATCACATTGCCAGTTGACGCACCGATTGAATACTACGTCGAAACGTTCCGCACCATTATGGTACATCTTACATGGCATCCAGATGTGGCTGAGTCGATCTTCAATCAAGAGACTCTTGAGGACTACGGTATTTAAGTTACCGCTCAGGAACTAAATCAGAAACCAGAAACCAATTAACAGTAACATTACCGATCAGTAACATGGGCAGGACACACGATGTGATAATAAGCAACTTTGATTTGGATCGGCTTGAGGCTGAACTCGCCGCCGTGACAAAGGAACGCGACGAGTACAAGAATCTACTTATCCGTGTGTACGACGATCTGTTTGTTCACCGTAATATGGGCGAAGCAGTACGCGACCTAAAGATTTTGATGGGTGCTGTTCAGCTAACTGATGCACTTGATCGCATGGGGGGAGAGCAATGAGTGATACACCAGAATCCGATAAAGCAAAAATCGCGTTTACTTCGCTGTTTGCTAATGACGATGCCTATTGGGTTCCTTTCAAAGTTTCCCGCAAGCTGGAGCGTGAGCTTTCCACTGTAACAAAAGAACGCGACGAGTACAGAGGTTTGCTGATCGAACTCTACAACGACATCAACGTCATCCATTCCGGCAACGCCGTTGCGAAACTCAACCGCCTTATGCGCGACGAAAACTACAACTAATGTTTTTAATTGTTGCCGCCGCTGCTTCGCTCGGCTTTGCTGTCGGAGCCATCTTCACCGAAGCCATGATCCGAAAGTCGGAACGCAGACGCGCAATGGAGTACGTTAAAAAACAAATCAGAACCAATGAAACCACTACCGTCTAGACGCTACACCTGCAAAGTGTGTGGGCATAGAGGACGCCGCACCAATGTGGCATCAGAGCGATTAAGAGAACCAATCTGTCCGCCATGTGAAAAAGGCGTTCGATATCTGACTTCGATTATCCGTCACATCTCTTTGTTCAACCTAATTAAACTTGTAATCAAAACTAAATACCGTGAAACTATATCAACTACAAAGGATTCTCGAACACCGTAGGAAAGTAGAAAAGATTTTCAGGGACGCCGAAAAGGTCGGCGTCATTGACGTCAACGGCCCACTCTTCAATACCGTATGGCATGCCATTGAATCCGTTACCAGCATCGTGGATCCGTACGGCTGGATCGAGTGGTTCGTTTACGAGAACGAGTACGGAGACAGAGAGCTTGAAGCCACCGTCAACAACAAGACCTTCATAGTGAAGTCCGCAAAGGATCTGCTTGCCATAATCAAAGAGTCAGAAAAGATATGAGCATTGTTGACGACGCCATTGAAAAATTGCTTGCAGACCGCAGGAACGCGATGCAAGATGCGGCGTACTGGAAGCAGGAAGCTGAGAAGTGGAAGCAGATGGTAATCTTTAAATCCAATGAACACCGAAAATATCGAGCGACAAATAGCTCAAAACATAATCTTAACCGCTTTGAAAGAGGCATACTTCAGAAGGGTTAAGAAAGAAAAGATAGGGTCTACGCCAGTGCTTACTGCTGAAATAGAATTACTTCAACTCGCAATCAAAGAACTCATACAGACAATTAAGGAAGATGAAAAAAGTGGAACCGTTTAAAATCATGGGCCGTTATGGCCATTCGTGTACTCTGACAAAACTTAAACCCAAACGATATCTGATCTCATTCGTTGATCCGATTATGAGTTTTGGCGGACATCCAGACTTGCAGTTCGTCGATCCTTCCGGCGGTCCGTTCATCCGTGTCGGAACATCGTTGCGGGAATACCACCCAAAATTGCCAAACAAAAAGATTGTCGCCATAGAGCGCAACGATAGACTCCTCATCATCGTAACAGAATGAAACAGCAACCAGACCACAGCTCTCGCGGACACGCAGAGTTTTCGCCATCGTCTTTGAAGTACGTTTCAAAGTGCGCTGGATTCCACGGACGTGAAGGCACCAACTCAGCCGCCGAAATGGGTACCCGTATCCATGAGGCTCTTGAAGTACATGATCCGTCTGCCCTCCACAACGAACAGGAAGTCGAGATCTATGAGAAGATCGTCGAGATGGAAAAGAACTTCTTGGATAACTTCAGCGGCATTGCCGAAGAACACAACGAGATCCAAGTAGACGTTAAGCTCAACGGCACTGAGACGTGGGGTACTTGCGACCGATTCCTGATTCTTAAAAACGGCAACGCCATAATGGCGGACTACAAGACTGGCATCAGCATCATCGATCCACCGGAAAAGAACTGGCAAGCCAAAGCCTATACGGTTGGGGCGTTCCAGAAGTTCCCAGAGGTAGAAGAAATCACCTTCGTATTCTATGTGCCACAACACGATCAGTCACTGTATCATACCTTCAAACGGTCGGAGGACTACGATAATCTGGTACAGGAACTTAGTGCCGCTATCCTCAAAGCTGAAGCCACAAGACCAAAGTGGATCGGCGGCAAGCCAGCAATCGAAGAACTCACTCCGTCACCGAACTGTCGCTTCTGCCGATACGAAGACATGTGTCCGGCCCTTGGCGGACTAGTCTTGGAAGTTGCCAAGAAGATCGACCCTCAGTTGCCGGACGTCGATATTGAGAACACGGAGGATCCAGCAGTACTTGAAGATCTATGGGCCATTGCCAAAGTCGTGTCCAACTGGTCCGAACGCCTCCGCGCCAGAACTGTTGATCTCGCTAAGAACGGTGTGGAGTTTCCGTCGCTCCGTCTCCGTTCGATGGGGTCAACGAAAAAAGTTATTGACAATCAAACACTGATCGGCATCGCAATGGACTTCGGCCTTAACACGGAAGAAGTACTGGATTCCGCTACTCTGTCTCTGACCAAAGTCTCCAAAGTAATTGCCGACAAAGTGGAAAAATCAGAAAAGAAAAAAATATCTCAAGATTTTGTTGACGCCTGTCAAAATGCGGGCATCATCGAAACATCCGACACGCGATACACGCTGTCGTAAACCAGAAACCAGAAACCAGAAAATAAGTAATAGTAACATGAGTGAAGAACTAGTAACACAAAATAACAAGATCATCAGCAACCAAAGCGGCTTGATGATCGACTCCAGCGACATTGAGATCCCACGTGTCAATGTCGTTCAAAAGATATCTGACATTGAGGCTCCGACTGGAAGCCTTGTGCTGGATAAGAAACACATCCTGCTGAAGCCAGAGCAGTCCGGTGAAGCAATTGTAGTGTCTGCCCAAAAGGCATGGAAGGAAGATATTCCGTTCGACGACGACGGCATCCCGCGCATCGCGACGACTCCGGAAGATTCTAAAAAGCTGGCGATGGAATCGGACTATCCGATTCTTGAGTTCGCTGACATTATCCTCTTGTTCAAGCAGCCGGAGGGTAGTACCGATGATGAAGCATATGCGTTCCCGATTGGAGACAACAACTATGCACTTGCCAAACTGTACGTTGCCAAAGACGCCTACCGCCAGACCTTCAAACGTCTCGCCACGTTCGCGGCTTTCAATCGCAGCACCCCACTTCAAAAGCGTATCTGGAACTTCCAGACTCAGCTTATGGAAAAGGGCAAGTATAGCTGGTACGTTCCGTCCCTCAGCGTCACCAACGCTGAATCGCCGGAAGCCGTTGTTGAATTCCTTTCATCCTTTAGCGCATAATTGTCATGACCCATCATCAAGTAATTCAACAAGAAGTTGAACACGCGTATAGGGCAGTTGCAGAACTCAATGAAAACATTGAGAAGCTGACTGCACAACGCGATCGCATCGCCCTCTTCATCGAAACCATGAAGCTGGCTGCGGAAAGTATCCCACAGCAGTTGGAGTTTGAACTCGTCGACACACCAGAAAACGTCGCCGAATTTAAACAGTAATTGTTTGTCTAGTGTAGTGTATTAGGACATACCCACGCATGGTATTTAATACTGTGCGTGGGTCACTTTCTGCCAAAAATAAAATGAAAACTTACGCTTTGGATTTTGAGTCGTACTACGACAAACGGTGTTCAATCACCACCCTTGGCCCACGCGGCTATTTCTCGCATCCGGATTTCGATGCCTACATGATGTCTATCGTCGGCGACGATGGCACTGAATTCTGTGGCGCTCCGGCTGACTTTGACTGGTCCCTCCTTAACGGAAACCGTATCCTATCCCATAACGCATCTTTCGACCAGCACCTCTATAACTTCGGTGTCGAACGGAACTGGTGGCCATCTGCTGACTTCGCCGAATGGCACTGCACCGCCGACATGGTCGCTTGCCTTGGACTGCCGCGAAGCCTCAAGAACGCATCAGCCGTTGTCTTGGGCATCGAAGTAGACAAGTCGACACGCGACAACATGAGCGGAAAGAAGTGGTCATCCATGACTGAGGACTTTAAGAAAGAGGTGATCGAGTACGCGATCGAAGACTCCAGACTCTGCTTGCGCTTGTGGCAAGAGCTGTCGCCACAATGGTCTGAACGCGAACGCCGTATCAGTCTTGTCAACCGGACAGCCGTGTTTCGTGGCATCCCGATCGACCAAGAACTGCTATCGAAAAGTATCGCCGACATCAACCGTACGCTATTCGAGACTGAAGAATCTATTCCGTGGGTCGGCGACAAACCGATTCTTAGCCGCATCGCTTTTAACGACGAGTGCCGTAAAAACGGATTAGAGCCTCCAGCCAGTTTGGCTCTAGACAGCGACGAAGCCAACGAGTTCTTGGACATCAACAGCGAGAAGTATCCGTGGGTCAATGCTGTCCGCAACTACCGCCGCATCAATTCCCTCAAACGGAAACTTGAATCTTTCGATAAGGCCACGATGGACGACGGTAGATTCTACGGCGGTCTCATGTACTTTGGAGCCCACACTGGACGCTTCTCTGGATCCGGCGGCAATCTCAATCTACAGAATTTGCCGCGTGGCGAGATGTTTGGAGTCGACCTTCGTTCTCTCATCGCACCAGCCGCTGGCAACCGCTTACTCGCTGTTGACCTTTCGCAGATCGAAGTACGCACACTTTGCTGGCTCGCCAAAGATAAAGATACAATGGCGGAGATTGCCGCCAGTGATGACATCTACGAAGCGTTCGCCGTCCGTTTCGGCCTTTGGGACAAGAGCAAAGGATCGATGCGTGAGAATGATCCCAAGACAAGGCATACCGTGAAATCGATAGTTTTGGGCTGTGGATACGGGTGTGGGCCGGAGAAGTTCTCTCTCATTTCCAAGATGGAACTGGACGAAGCCGAAGGCGCTGTCAGCCTCTACCGCGAAAAGATGCGAAAAGTAGTTACTCTGTGGCGTACCTATAACGAGAACCTTGGGCTGGCTAGAGACCACGACGACGAGTTCTCTATCGATCTCCCATCTGGCAGATCCCTGAACTACGGCAAGATCCAAGCCGTGTCCCAAAAGGGCCGGACCCAATTTATCGCCATGATGACCAAGCATGCCAAGAAGGTTCCGGTCAAGCTCTATGGGGGGCTTCTGGCTGAAAACGCCAGCCAAGCTCTGGCCAGAGACATTTTCTGCGACATGCTGTGCCGAATCCACGACGCTGGCTTGAAAATTATTTTCCACGTCCACGACGAAGTAGTGCTGGAAGTTCCGGAAGAATCTGCTAACGTCGATCTCCAGCGCGTGGTCGAGATCATGTCCACTCCGCCGGATTGGATTCCCGATATCCCACTCGCCGCTGAAGGATCAATTCTAACCAAATACACAAAATGACATACCGATACATTAAGAACCTACGCTCATCCGCTGCATCAAAAACATCCGACCTAAGTAAAATTAAAAAGAAAAAGCCTGACCATAAAAACAAAGCCGCATATCGCACATGGTGTTCAGACAACGACACCGACCACGTATTCTATAGCACCGTCGAAGGCGACGCCCCATCGAAGCGAGTTAGCAACGACAACCCACCAGCCGCTATCTATGGCATTGTAGCCGACTACGACGCTCCAGTTGATTGGGACGCCGTCAATGACACCATCACGATGAAGTGTGGTGACAAGCTACCAACGTGGAGAACAAAAACATATTCCGGATACATTCGTCTTGTATGGGAATTTGAGGACCGCCTTCCGATCACATTGGAAATGTTTGAGGTCTTCATGAAGCACATGAAGGACACCCTCAAGCTCGACCGCATCTTCGCTGGATTCGATGCTACATCTTTGAAGCCCAACCAGTATTTCGAGATCGGAGAAGATTGGGTTCCAGTCGGCGGTAAATTACAGCCGTCTGTCTATCAAACGGCACTCATGAAGGCGGCTAAAGAGAAGCCACCACAAACGAGCGAGACAACGATTCCGATGGACGTTCTCGAAGCAGAGATCCAAAAGCGTTTCCCGAACCGTTGGGTTGGCGACTTCGAGATTGGCGCACGTGGACCACTGTTCTGGATTGATGACGGCGTCAGCCGCGAAGGTTGCCAGATCGTTGAAGACGGTGTTGTCTGCTACAGCGACCGCGCCGGAAAGGGCTTTGTCACTTGGCGCGAGATCCTTGGACCGAAATTCGTGCAAGATTATGAGCAAAAGAAGATGGGCAATCTGCTTGACCAATATTGGTTCAACGGCAAGTCCCACTTCAAGTTGCTCCACAACACAGCTGTCACGATTCCGAAAGACCAGCTCATCTTGGAGTTGCGTCAGTTTGGCTTCAACCCAAAGCCGAAGAAGGGACAGCCGTTGTCTGAACTTGAAGCGGCTATACTCGTTATCAACAACCAGAACCGTATCGACGAGATCGCTCCGGTTGTGTTCTCGAAAGACCGTGTCGTCACATACAACAGCCATCGGATCCTCAACAACGCGAACATCAATCCGATCGAACCAGCCGACGACGGCGATCCTGCAAAGTGGCCATTCATCAATCAATGGCTTGGCCAGCTGTTCCATAACGCCGGAAGCAGACCGACTGTCGAGTACTTGTACGCATGGCTCAAGCGATTCTACACCGCCGTGCTTGACCGCCAGTTTGTTCAAGGACAGGCTATGCTACTTGTTGGCCCAACCAATAAGGGCAAGTCTCTCCTGTCCAACAGAGTCATCTCTCAACTGGTAGGCGGATATGCCGACGCTTCTGACTATCTGTCCGGCCAGACTAAGTTCAATAAAGACTTGGCTCGCGTTGCCGCATGGGTGATCGACGACACCACTTCAGCTGCCAGCTTCCAAGACCAACGGAAAGCCACAGAACTGATTAAGCGTGCTGTAGCCAATCCACGTATCGAGTACCATGCAAAGTATGTGGACGCCATTTCGGTTCCGTGGACCGGACGAGTGATCTTCTCGCTCAACATGGACGCCAACAGTCTTTCAGTTATCCCGTCTCTGGATTCCAGTAACAGGGACAAGCTGATGGCACTCCGTATCAGTAGCAAAGCCACTAGTAGTTTCCCGCCGAACGCACAGCTCGAACAGATCATCTCTGGAGAACTCCCGCACTTTGCGAGATGGCTGCTCGACTGGCAAGTTCCTGCTGAGATCGATGATGCAAGCCGATTCGGTGTCCAAAGCTACATCGATGAAACGATTGCATCTGCTGCCTACGACAACTCAAGCCGTAGCTCTGTTGCCGAACTGGTCGAGTTCTTTGTGAAGCGCCTCCGTGACTACAACAAAGATCTCACCCACTGGACCGGAACACTTACCGAATTCCAAGTGGCTTTGCACGATCTCAACAATGGCCGTGCGGTTGGCATGTCTGGCAATCTTGAGTTTGTCCGCCGTGGCATGGCCACGATGGAAGAAGCGTTCCGGAGCAACACCCACGTGAGGCCAGTGAAGTCGTTCGGCCAAGGCGGCGGTAAAGTATGGGAGATCAATCTTGATCCGAAGTACGATATCAGCAGGAGCCAAGATAGCTTTGCAGATCTTCCATCTTCTTGAGCTTACTAATCGGGATGTGATAGCCATCCACACGATAGGTGAACCCGCTATCTCCATCGGGTTCACCTGCTTTTTTGAATTCGGATCGACGCTTAAAAGAATCCGTCTTGATCCATCCGAGCAGCCACAACTTGACCATAGAGTCATGGGCTCTCAAAAATACAAAGAGATCGTTCTCGAACATGTGGGTTCGCTTTTGCTCCACAGATGCCACATATTCCGGCTTCGGTATGGCGCGAGCCCTTTTCGTTTTTACCTCAATCGAGATTCCGGAATCGGTTAAGAGATCGTAGCTCTTAGACAATTCGCCGCATGGAGTAATAATGTCGCCGAGATATTTCTCGACAGCGATCTCTCCGAGTAGTCCGAACATCCGGCCAGCGCCTCTTGTGTAAGAATTGGCGAGTACGCCCATCCGCTCAGAACGTTCTGCCGCGAGTTTGTAGTCCTCACCAGATGGGCGGAACTCGATGAACTTTCCGCCAGCAACTGGCTTAAACTGATCAAGCATTAGATTTGGCTATACGTTTAAGGAATCCTTCGTAGGCTGGAAAGAAGATTTCCTCCATACATCTGACTATTGGTTCCTGCTCATAACGATCAGCAAATCCGACGCCGGAAAGAAGCAGCGACGCCTCCATCAGTTCGTGTCGTATCGTCAAGATCTTCGCTGAGTCTGGAATGGCGCGGTTGATCTCGATTGTCTTCTGATCGTGTTTGTATTGACCATAGGTATCATCGAGATCGCAGATGATCAGGCGTACTCGCCTTCCCGCGACCATGATGGTCTTTGGCCATTTGTTTTTCATGTTGATTGGGTGTGGTGTGTCTTATTTATTTCCTTCAACAAACACAGACTTCCCTTCGGCAAGCCTGTTCCGTGCGTGTTTAATCGCTTTCTGCATAATCGTTTCCGGTATCTCTTTTTTATTGGGGATAATATCTGTCCTCATCAGCTCGATTTCTTCTTTACTGAGGGTGGGAACCAGAGTCGGGAAGTCGATCTGTTTTCCGAATCTAATTTCGTTCCGTGGCCCAAAGACCTTATTTTTGGTCTTCACCGATTTGCTTTGAGTAGTGTATTCGGTAGCGACGCTACCGTCTGGCAATTTTATTTCACCCAACCATCCCGATCCTTTTTCGGTTCCATCTGGCCGTTTACCATAATTAGATGAAGCATTTTTTTCAGCTTTATCCAGCCTTTCTCCAATGAATTTAATTTCTTTAAGCGCTTCTTCGGACAGCTTGGGAACGTTTGCATCTCCGCCGACTTCTCTTGAAATAATCGTTTGCCTAAAAGCATTATCATCCTTTAGATAGGCTTCTCCTGCTGGACCCATATTAGAGAACATTTTCTCACGCCAAGCTTGCATCTCAGGAGTAATTTTAAACTTTGGATTGTAGTCATTCTCATCCATCCAATGGCGTGAAGCTTCTAGTCTAACCAAAGCATTATACCCAATCGGATCATCTTTGAAGTAATTTTGATTAGGGACAATCATTGAGGGGCTACCGCCACCTTGTTCCGGCGGATTTTTCTTTCCACCCCACGCCATTCCAGCAACTTCTTTACCATTTTTATTGAAGTAATCTTCAAGCCCAAGACTCTTCGCAGAGACTACGGGATATCCAGCGTAGCTAGTAAGCCTGTCTTGTGTCGGCTGGTTTGGTTGTCTTTTTGCAAGTCTAGACTCTACCGCTTGCTGGAACGACTGGTTGTCCATAGGTTTGAAATCGGTTTAATTGGTCAAGCTGTACTTTACCAACGGCTCACTTCTCCTCTTTCTTGACTTTGACAGCACCGCTGTGGAGTTCTTTCTTCAGCTTGCCCTGCTGCTTTTTGGACAGCGGGCTAACTTTGGAGAGCAAGTAAGCGACTTGTTTCTTTGATTTGGAATCGGATGGTTTCATAGTCTAATATGTTGGGGTTGATGCTACAGATCTAGATTTCGATAATCTATCTAATTCTCTAGCATATTCAGGGTTTTCTTTTTGGAGTCTATCCCAATCTTCTTTTATTATAGCTTTTTCTTTTGGTGATTTTCCATCAGCATAATCCCAACCGCCGCCGAATAGTTTATAAACTGATTTACCTTCTTTTGCTGCTTGCTCTGCGGAAGCAAGCAGTGCAATAAGATCAGCTCCTCTTCCCGCCTTCGGAGATGTTACACCCCCTTTAATTATTGACGGGATTGATGGTCTTACTAGTTTGTATTTTCCCTCTCCAATATGCTCCCATACTTTAACTGATGAAGCTGGAAGAGATGTTCTAGGAGCCCCTGTTTTAGGATCAGTTGGGGGGAAATAAGTGCTTCCAGCACCGTGGCGACCTCTAGTTGAAGCTTCTAGTTTTTCTGAAGTTTCAATAATGAAATGCTTCGGATCTCCTTTTGCATATATAGCTGAAGGGACCCCCTTTGCAAAAGATGGGAAAGCGGTTGGTCGATTTCCTAAATCAACCTTGCCAGATTGGTTTGTCGGCTCATATTTTACTCCTGCTCCTGCCGCTGACCGAACCACTCCAGATTTTTGGATGTCTTTAACAGCTTCATCACCCCTAATAATACGATAGAATTTATTGGAGTCTGAAAAATAATCAAATGATTTCGGAGACTCCCGATTCTCCGCTACCTTAGAAAGCAACGTAGCTATCTTTTTCTCCATCTCTAATTCTTCGGGCTTCACGGTTTCTCTGCGGATAGCCAGCTAATGATTGCGTCTGCGTAGGCTCTGGCAAGCTCTTCGCGACGGGCGGAATAGAAATTAGTTTCGGTCACATTGCTACCGAAGTACGGCTCCAGAATTGCAGCTGGACAATGGGTACGCTGTAAGAATGCGGAGCCTCTGTCACCGCTGGCGATTGCCTTCGGGCCTCTGGCTTTCCGCTCTGGAAAGAACTTCTTTAACGAGAAATGGAAACAGGATGCCAGTCTGGACGAGCGGCCAGAACGATG